CGCACGCTGTTTTACGAATCACGCTTGAGGAGTATGCGATATTCGCTTCGCCTTCGGCTGCGCTTCATTGCACACTCCACAACTGTAAGCCATGGTGTATTCAATTATTAGCTTGTAAAAAATAATTAATATATCATATTGATTATTTATTATGGACACAATAAATAACAGTAGCGATGTTCGCGTGCAGCAGAGCCGTAGGCGGAGCAAACGTGAACATTCGCTAGCGTGATTTCGTGAAACAGCGTACGCTGTTTCACTCATGAAGATTGGGAGCGTACGCTCCCAATCGAATCACTGCGCCCAGTGATGCGCCCAGTGACTATAATGTATATATTTAATAATGAACATTGACGTACTTCAAAATGTAGTAGATAATAATACAATTGAAAGTTATATTAAAATTAAGGATAACAAAGTCGTCACATTAGAATCTGAATTAACGCTCGGAAGTGGCGGTGAAATACCAACTGCCACCCAAATTAAAAATATTGCAGATTCCTGGAATCTTGATCCTTCTGCTGTGGTAATTGAGCTCATTTTAAACAATCCAGGCATCAGAAAATTCTACAATATAGAAGGCAATTACAATACGACCATCTATGGTAGTAAAAATGAAGAAATTGAAGGAAATCGGCTATTATCGGCATCTAAATTTGAAGATCTCGAAAAACTATTTCTAGAAGCAACCAACAACGCCGGTGTAAACATTGATACGGTCACCAATTACATCAATAATAAGAAAGCCAAAATCAAAATTGTAAAAAAACAATTGGAGGACGCAGAGCGCATTAATAAAAAATACGGAAAAGAGATAGATAATGTACAATTATCAAAATTCTCACAAATTTCAACCTTGTGGACCAAAAAAGCAACCATCAATGCCGACGCACTTGAACTATTCGATTTATTAAAATTAAATTCCGACGATTTCTTTTTTGCAATGGTACGGGTTACCAATGACAATACTAATGTTGACGACGCCTCTTCGTCTTTTTATTACAAAATCGCATCAAATGCACCCATACCTCCAAAAATATGGGAATCTGACATTGGCGATTATGATTTAATGATAAAAGGATATGCCCCCGACACTACCGATGAAACTCGAACCATTTTGTGCAAATTCCCAACGAAAGGCGCCTCAAAATCAACAATCGTTTATGATTTCGATAATATTGGCAATATTTTCAACCAAATTTTGCACAAAAATGTCATCGAGTTTGGAGATGCAAGCCCCAAACAAATTGGTGTAAAAGGGAATATAGGAATCCCGGGATTTAAATTGAATAATACCGTGTTATTTGATTTGTTAACAAATAATAAAGTAATATCACGCAAATTATATATAAATGAAATGAACGAACTGATCACGCGCAAAAAACTAAAATATTATTATTATGAATTGGATCCTCAGACAACAATATCATTTACATTATCTGAAAAAACAATTACAAATTTGACCGAGTTCCGTAATTTGGGTAGTGTCATTCCATTTTATACAGAATATATTAATATTCATATTATAAATGCACAGAACATCTCTGATATAGATTCCATGGCCAACTTTTTTAGATTAATGCTTGTTATTTATGCTGATGAATTTTCTAACATTTCTAAAAAATACAAAGAATTAGGTGTAAATATTCCAATTTCGACTCCTAAATTGAAGAAATTGAAGACAATTACTTCCACATCCAATGTAACAGATCGTAAACTAAATTTATTAAAACAAACAGATCCAATATTATTCGGAGAAGGTTATGCTGGAACTTGTCAAAAGAGTTTCCATCCAACTCCCATATCAAAATCCGAATACGACAATTTGCCAGAAGAATTTCGACTCAAATATCCAAATGATGACGATGGCAATTATTATATGTGTGAAAATCCAACATATAAATATCCTGGGCTAAAAATAGAACGCGGTACAGAAAGATTATTACCATGCTGTTACAAAAACAGTCAATATGTTAACAAGCGTCCTCTTGGTAAATATCTGGCAGGTACTTTAGAAAAAAGTACAAAAATATTGGACGCGCCTTCAAATTTGGGGATCATTGTAAACAAAAAACCGGCAGGTCGCGGAAATTATGGACTTTTACCCAAAAATGTATGGTATGTTATTAATGGAGGGAAAAATGCACCAACTAACATTGACGGCAATAGCGCTAGCGACAAATATATTCCGAAATATTTACGCAGGGGGTTGGGATCGGGACCAAATTCTTTTATTGAAGCGGTCCTTTTAGGATTAAATGGTGCACAATGGCTTCAACAGCACGATACTGACCAATTATTACAGGATTATAGAAGAAATTTGATAGGATATCAACGGTCAATGTGTGTTGTTGACAACGACACTGCAAATTTATATCAAAATAATCCCAACAAATTAATTGATTCCGAGCATTTTACAAGTGCCCTCGAAGCCAAGCTAAACTGCAGCATTTTGGTGTTTTACAAAAATGAAAAACACATCAATGGAAATATAGAATTGCCGTTTCATAAAAAAGAGTATCTTTACAAAAAATTGAGGACTCCGCTCATTTTAATATATAAACATACAACTGATTGCAAAAAAATACCATATAAATATGAATTAATTGTAAAAAACGATGGTAATGGGAGATTTACTGATGTTTCCATGATTAATAGACTCAATGCATATCGTGACAACGTTTATAAAGCATATGTTGGGGGATCAAAAATACCTGCATCGGGTGTAAATGCTGCCGCAAATATCAAATCATTGCCCCTTGTACAATACATTGACAGTAATGGAAATGCACGAGTGTTTAAATATAATTCAGAATCGAGATCAACCACCACCAATATCCCTCTTGCTCCTACCAAAAGTACCGATTTTATATATGTATACGTATCACCGGTTGCTCCATTGTATGGAGTAACATGTGAATGTATTGACAATTTAAATATCATGAATTTACCGACAATGGATCGAGTCATCGATTTCTTGGGTAAAAATAGCATCGAAATTCGCCGGCAAAATGTAGATAGAGGACGTGTATATGGTATACAAATACAAGGAGGTTTTGTCGAACAATTAGAAATTGTGTACGCATATATACCATTTTATCCAGAAAATAAATTATTGTCGCCCAATATCGAAACATATACCCAACCCAAATTCGGATATCCTGATGTAAACGATGAATTGATAGACACTAGTATTAAAAACAAACGAATTGCATACTTTTTAACAGAATTATTATTGTATTTGTATGCGGATTCTGCTGATGGCAACAAGGGAATGGATGTCGATGAATTTATGCGCGAAAAAACAACAATGATTCCGGATTACAAGTACCACGTAGATAATGTAGATCGTAAATTTACATTAAATAATGATTATTTTGATGGAGATGGACGGTTAATTATCGGGGGTAATGGGGACGTCGACGCAGCTCAAAAATTATATGACCATCTCCGATATTATTTAAAATATAAAATTTTCAAAAACCACGGAATCATTGCTCGTTACAAACAATTAAAATATATTCCGGGGTATTATGGAGTTTCATCGGATTTTGACAATTATGGTGGATCACAGATTGTATTTATGAATACTGAATCTCTCGATTATTGGAAACACGTCAATAAAAACGGAGATAGAGGATTTTTTGCGAGAGATTATCCATTGATATGGATGGATGAACCGCAATTTGTGAGAAATTGGGCATTGAATGACGGTCATCCTTTTGTTGTGCAAAATGTAAACGATGGAGATTTGGAATTAGCTGTAAAAACGTCAAAAAATGGAAATGGGGCCAGAAAATACGTTAATTTCGTGTATATGAATGAAGGACTTATGAATTTTACAAGAGAAAAGAGCGACGATTGTGTATATGTATGGGCCTACTCGAAAGAAAATTTTGGGGCAATAATTATTTAAATAATTGTTTTTGATAATTTTGATCTATCAAATTATCAAAAATACTATAAATTTACGCGCTAATTTGTTGATAAATTACTGTAGCGACGTTTATATGGATCACTGCGCTCATCGACATTTAATAATACGGATTATCGGCGCGGTATTCCTGGTATAAAGCGTCGAGGTAGCGTTTACGGTCGACGGTAGTGGGCTGGCCACCGCAATTCGAGTAAGATGGGGTGTTAGTGTAAGCATCGGGGCCGTTGTAGAGACCACAGGTGCCGCCCGAAGCTCCAGCTTTCTGAGCGTACCAGTTGGAACGGTTTGCGCCTTCAATAGTATCATAAAAAGTAGTGTTGGGAGTATGAGCCTGGAATTCTACCTGACGGAGACCGGTTTCAAGAGCCATATAGCTGGTGGGGTTGAGACCAGCATAGCCAAGACCAGCAAGACCATTGGTACCATTGGCAGCATTATGGAAACTGGGGCGACCAGAGTATGCATCATTTGCATCTTTTACAACACCCGAAGGAATATTTAAAGCATTATCAAAAATACGAGCACTCTGCATTCTGTCAGCATTTTCACCGTTAACCTGGGGATGAGCACAGCTATAGATCTGAGATGTAAGACTAATCGTAGACATTATTTATTGTAAATATAAAAAAACAGGCGATAAATGATGAGTAACACAGCATCCGCTGTTTTACTCATGAAGATTGGGAGCGTACACTCGAACAATAATGATCTATGAAATTCATCATATAATTTCTATCCGTCATTTTACGATTGCTGGCAGGAATTCCATCCGATTCAATTTGCACATCCACATCATTGCAATTAATAAACTTTAATTTCTTGTATAAATGCCCAAATAATAGTTTCATAATTACAATCGATCGATTCAAATGATAATCTGACGTACAAATTGTAATTATGGGATCAACCAAATCTTTACAAAACATACGTTTGATAATAGCTACAGAATTTTTCAAGTTTTCGACGGTAGATCGCGATTCGCCTTCAATAATGCAATGGGCAGGATCTATACCATGCTTTGTTTTCGCATATTCACACATTTTTTGTCCTTCGGATTTCCCACCACTAAATATTAAAAATGTAGTAACCTCGTATATTCCAGTAATTTCATTGTAATAAGTTTGTAAAGTGTTATTAAAATGTTGAATTGCTCGATCTACTCGGTGTTTTTGGATATTATCGTTGCTATTTCCTAGTATTATTATTATTTCCATTGATTGTTGCATATTTTTTGGATTTTTATTCACTTTAATGGCTATGTTTACAGCAGATCGCCGTCATCGAGTTTATCTGGACGTCCTGGTACCATTTTTCTTCTCCATCTTATATTTCGCAAACTCAAATGTCTGTTTGTACATATTATAAGTAATGTAACGGTCTATCTTATGAACCCTTTCCAATTTTGAATCTAACCAGGGTGACTGTACAGTATCAGTTACGACTAATACTTTACAATCTGGATCTGATTCCAGAATTTGCCCAAGTTTATACGTAACGGCAGCCATACACAGTTCAGGTGTCTGTGTGTTCACATATTTTAACGCCCATCCAGTTTGTGTAAATACGAACCGGACTCATCATTCAATGAATTGTATGCATCAACCGCTTGTTTATTTGGTTTTATAAGATCCTTCAAAACTTCATGGAACTTGTGTGTAACTCTTGATTCATTTAATTTCGACGATACTGTTTCATCTGTACATATTTTGAACGAAACTGTATACATACTCGACAATTTTTCAAACTTTTTACTTTTTCGGAAAGTTTTTATTTGGGCAGAATTGCCACTTATTACAATTTTAAATTCTGTATTTGTCGAATATGTTTCTTTTATATTTAGCGTTTTAATATCGTTTACATCCACATATTTGATGATTTTTTTACGAATATTTAAATTAATTCTGGTAATTGTCGGAATAGCGGTGGTTTTGTCTCCAAAAGTTAACAATGCGATTGTTTTATCGGAACTTTCTCCGAATGCATGCTGCATACAACTTCCTGTATAATATATATTTTCCTGGAGTCGTTGCTCATTGTGAATATGTCCAGATACAACAAATGGGTGTTTATCGTCCCATTTATCTCCAACTTCGCTTGTTGTTGTCGGATTAAAATTACATCCGTAAAATTCTTGATGTGCAAATATACAATTTGCGTCTTTCCATTCACAATCGCCCGTATTTAGAGCTTCTTCGAAACGACCCGGTGCAACATATGGACAAAATATAAATTTATGTGATCGGATTTCATGGTCAACAACATGATCAACTATTACTACATTTTCAAACTCTTTGAATGAATTGAAAGGATGTTTTTGGGTCAAAAATTGCTGATTGTTACAATAATCGTGATTTCCTACAATAACAAAAGTGGGAGCGATTTTACTGAGGCGAATTACTAAATCTGTAATTAAATTTAATGGTTCTACATGGATTTTTTCATGAGTGTGAAGTAAATCACCCAATAATACGATAAAATCAGGATTGTTAGACTGTGCACATTCTACAAGTCGTTCAGTAACATCTCGGTAGACTTCGAGATTTTTAGCCTGAAAATGTAGATCACCGATTGCTAATACTTTGACGGATGACGATGACATTGATTATTGTTCATTTGGTAAACAATAATTCATTTTATGGTATCTAGACTCCATAAAAGTGATTTTACCAGAAATTTCTACCTCAATTCCAACTCCATCTTTCCATCCAATCATCATGAGCCAAGCTTACCGTCAACTCAAAAAGGTTCAATCGACTCCAACATTTTATAATTGTATTGACCTTATCAAGGCAGAACCAAGTTTTATCCGTTATATTCCCAAAGATTATTATTGGAACGTGAATACATCCAGCCTCAAAAAGATAAAGTTTAAAAATTCTAAAAAATCCATTACTGATATCGATGCGTTTTTTAAGTGTGCTGTCAGTAATTACTGTGTGAAGTATGGTATGTATGAAAAATCTCTCTCTGAAGCTAAATCTCTCGCTGTTTTTCAATTACTATGTGATTTTATTGAATATTGTGGGTTGCACACTAACTATACAGAATGCAAATGTTGTAATGCATTGCTGGTTGATAGATTGCTTAAATATTCCGATATGAGGGGGTATGATATTGTGAAGATTACAACAACAAAGTATGGTAGAAACGGCAATACACTTCTTCATCAAGCTGCCCGCCTCGGATGTGTAGAGTCTGTCAAGGTCTTGTTAAATGCGAATTCGGATCCAAATTGTCTAAATAATATTGATGAGACACCATTGGTTGATGCTGCGTTATATGGTCATATCGAAGTAGTTAAGGTGTTATTGGACTCGGGAGCCAAGATTGACGATATTGTAATGGATTATACACAAAATTATAACAATTTGGCATATGGCATGAAAAACAAAGATATTCTAGTCAAATTATTGAAATATGAGAAATCGAAATCGAAAGATATAATTACATGAAATATTATGATTCGTAAACATTCACATCCAACTAGATTTGTATGTATTTGTATCCTATTTAAGATACAAATATGTTATTGAATTTTAACAATCCATATTGATTAATTCACTTTATAGTCACAAGGTATATTTATATTCGAATCGAATGTAAAAATGCGTCAGCCAAATCATCTTTTTTCTTTTGTGCTCTGAAAAAATCCATCCATTTTTCGGAATCGTCGACATTTTCTAGTAATTTTTCTGTATGTAAAATTGCCGTCGCTTTTCTGCGTTTATATCCGTTTGTTTGAGTAACAGTGACTGGAGGTCCCTTGTATACTCGTAATTTATGCTTTGAACTAGAATTATGTACACTAATCTCTACATTCCGATCAGACGCTCTTATCAAAAAATAAGTAGCGATTGCTGCACTCATAAATT